AACTAGATTTAAATGAACATCTATCTAAAATCGAAAGAAATAAATTAGATGCGATAGAAAAAGAAATAAATAATTATAAAAAAACATACGGTTTAATTGACTTTACAGATATGATTCAAAAGTTTTTAGATACAAAAAATATACCACCATTTGATGTAATATTTGTAGATGAGGCGCAAGATCTGTCATTAATACAGTGGGCCATGATAAACAAAATAGAACAGGACACAGGTTGTGATGTATGGGTTGCAGGTGATGATGATCAAGCTATATTTGGTTGGGCTGGTGCTGATGTAGATTCTTTTATTGATTATGATGCAGAAGAAATACCTCTAACTAAATCAGAAAGAGTGCCAAGTAGTATACAAAAAATTGCATTGAATGTCATTAATAGAATACAAGATAATAGAATTGACAAAAAATATTTACCAAAGACTGAACCAGGAGAAATTTTAGAAAGATATAAATTATCTGACATAGATATGTCTACAAGTGATTGGTTAATACTAACTAGAACTAAATCATTATTAAAACCAATACCAACTTATTTAAAAAAGAAAGGTTTATTTTTTAATACAACACAAGGAAATAGTATTGGTAAAAGTTTGTATGAAGATATACAATACTGGTCGCAATTACAAAAAAAAATTGTTCTCCCTGACATACAATTACAAAGACTTAAAGAAAGAATAAAAGGACCAATGAACCTATCATTAAAATGGTATGATGCATTTGACAATGTATCTGAAAGTCAAATAACTTATATGAGATTATTATTACTTAATAATGAAGATCCAACAAAAGAAGCAAGAATAAAAGTATCAACAATACATGGTGCTAAAGGTGGTGAAGCAACTAATGTTGTTTTATTTTTAAATCATACAGCAAATACAATTAAAGGGGCAAAAAAATCTGTGTATAAACAAGATGAAGAATATCGTGTTTGGTATGTAGGTATAACAAGAACTATGAAAAATTTATATTTAATTAAAAGTCCAAACAAATCAAAGGAGTTTAAAATATGAGTGCATATAAAAAACAAATAGCAGGATCACATTATATTAATTTTAAAATACAACCATCAAAATTTGTAAATGATAACAAGTTGCTTTTTGCAGAAGGCAATGCTATAAAATACATATGCAGACACTCTTACAAAGGCGGAGTAGAAGACATAGATAAAGCCATACATTATTTAGAAATGATTAAAGAGAGAGATTATAAATGATATTTAAAGCACAAACAGAATGGGTTAAACCTACTGAACTTCCAGATTTAAGATTTTGTGATGAGATTGCAATTGATTTAGAAACACATGATCCAGAATTAAAAACTATGGGATCAGGTTCTGTAGTTGGTAAAGGCAAAGTTGTGGGCATTGCAATTGCAACAGAAGGTTACTCTGGATACTTTCCGTTCGATCACGAAGGTGGTGGTAACCTAGAAAAAAGTAAAGTAATTCAATGGTTTACAGATATTTGTAAGACTACTTCTACTAAAATATTTCACAATGCAATGTATGATATTTCATGGATTAGATCTATGGGTATAAAAGTTAATGGAAGAATTGTTGACACTATGATTGCAGCATCTTTAGTTAATGAAAATAGATTTAGATATGATCTTGGATCATTAGGTTGGGATTATTGTGGTCAAGGTAAAAATGAAACAGAATTAAATAACGCTGCAAAAGAATGGGGAGTAGATCCTAAAGCGGATATGTGGAAACTACCTTCAATGTATGTTGGTAATTATGCGGAACGTGATGCAGAATTAACTTTAGCACTTTGGAAAATTATGCAAAAAGAAATGATAGACCAAGACCTTCAATCTATTTTTGATTTGGAAACGGATCTTTTTCCTTGCCTGGTTGATATGCGATTTCTTGGGGTGAGAGTGGACGTTCAAAAAGCTCATACACTGAAGCAACAGCTAGCACAACAAGAAAAAACCCTCCTGCAAAAAGTAGAAAAAGAAACAGGAGTAGATACTCAAATATGGGCAGCACGATCGATAGCCAAAGTTTTTGATAAATTAAACTTGGAATACGAACGGACAGTAAAAACACAAGCTCCTTCATTTACTAAAAATTTTCTTTCTACTCATGAACATCCTTTAGTACAATGTATATCAAAAGCAAGAGAGATTAACAAGGCACATACAACATTTATAGATACTATTATAAAACATGAACATAATGGTAGGATACATGCAGATATAAATCAAATTAGATCAGATACTGGTGGTACAGTGACTGGTAGATTTTCATATTCAAATC